ACGATTCAACCTGATGAAATTAAAATGGTAAGCACTGGGATAGCTGTTCAACTTGGAGATGATGAAGTATTGAAATTATACGACCGTTCAAGTAATCCAGTTAAGCGTGGCATTGCATTGATTAATTCAGTAGGAATTATCGATTCAGATTACTATCCGCAAGAATTTAAAGGCTTATTTATGAACATCTCAAAAGAGCCTGTAACCATTTCTAAAGGTCAAAGAATAATGCAAGGGGTATTTGTCAAATACCTTACAACAGACGATGACAACGCAAATGGAAAGCGTACAGGTGGATTTGGCTCAACTGGGGAGGTGTGATGGACAATAAAAGAATTTCTGAAATCGTTGAAGAAGAAATGATAAAGCAAGATGCAAACAGATATCGTGATATGAGGAAAATTCTCACGATTCCTCAAAGCATTGCGGATGCGTTGGATGAAGAACTACTGAATCCGCTTAAGAGAGTACCAATAATTGAGACGTTCGTGTTTGGATTTAATTATTTAGTTCTGTCAGATGAATTGATGAAATTCGTTATAACAGGAGATAATTATCATATTATATGCGCCTACCTCGCAGGCAAAGCCCTCGGAGTTGATTTAGTGAAAGTGGTGGAGGGATGAAATTTCTTGATTTATTTGCCGGAATTGGTGGATTTAGACTTGGACTTGAGCAAGCCGGACATGAATGTGTAGGATTTTGCGAAATCGATAAGTTTGCTCGGCAGAGTTACAAAGCCATTCACAACACAGAAGGAGAACGAGAATATCATGACATTACAACAGTCAGCAATGAAGAGTGGCGAACCTTACGCGGAACAGTTGAGCTTATTTGCGGAGGATTCCCTTGCCAAGCTTTCTCCATCGCAGGTAAAAGAAAAGGATTCCTTGATGAAACTCGTGGAACGCTATTCTTCGAGATTGCCAGAGCGGCTGAACAAATCAAACCACGGACTTTATTCCTTGAAAACGTTAGAGGGCTTTTATCTCACGACAAAGGGCGAACTTTTAGAACTATCATATCCACCCTTGATGAATTGGGGTACGATGCAGAATGGCAGATACTTAACAGCAAAAATTTCGGAGTTCCACAAAACCGAGAGAGGGTATTCATTATCGGACATCTTAGAGGAGAACGTGGACGAGAAGTATTTCCTATCACCAGAGAAAACTCAGGGGCTATTGATGTTGTAAATAAAGAATCAGGTATGCCTCGTGAAACTAATCGTGTTTACTCTTCAGAAGGATTGAGCCCAACTTTAAATACAATGCAAGGCGGAGGACGAGAACCAAAGATTGCAATAAAAATTAAAGAAGCCACTAAACAAGGATTTGCAGTGGCTGAATTAGGTGACAGCATCAACTTTTCTGTTACCAACTCAAAAACTAGACGTGGACGAGTTGGCAAACAGGTTGCTCAAACCTTAGATACCTCTTGTAACCAAACAGTTATCGTTCAAAACCCATTAAAAGGTAAAACAAAAAATGGTTGGCATTTTGAACAAAATGTTTTTGATGTTGAAGGATTAGCAAGAACATTAAAAGCAGGTGGGGGAAGTGGAAATATTCCTAAAATTGTTCAAAAGCCAAGAGGTTTTAATAAAGGCGGAGAACATGAAGTTGCACCGACATTATCATCTAATTCTTGGCACGAAAATAATTTGCTGAAATCAGGCATAAGAATTAGAAAGCTGACACCTCGTGAATGTTGGCGACTGCAAGGTTTTCCTGATTGGTCTTTTGATAAAGCACAAGAAGTCAATTCAAACAGTCAGTTATATAAGCAAGCCGGAAACAGCGTGACAGTACCAGTTATTTACGAGATAGCAAGGAGATTTGAATGACCGACAAACTAATATCGCTGGTCAATGACTGGCGGGGAGGGATTGAATGAAACTAATGTGTAAGCTGTTCGGGCATAAGTGGGTATATCTAGGAACTTTAAGCAATGGAGAGTACCAAAGGTATAAAGAAAGGTGTGAAAGATGCGATAAGGTTGTAATTGCAACATTTGCGACGAAAAACCCCTATTTTATCAACCGCTCAGACCTTGACGAGTCTGAGAACGTGTTCCCTGAAAAATGGCTTGATAAACATATGGATTGAGGTGGAGATGAAAAAATTTAGATTAGTAAGTAACTCGTTTTTGTTGAGTGATGGATATCATCACGCAAGAGCTATTGAGGTTCAAGCTGATAGTTTAGCTGATGTTATTGAGTATATCGAAAGTAATGCAGCTTGGTACACTGATAACAACGGAGCTTTCAAAGTTGCCTATATCGAGGAGGTTGTGGAATGAAAGTGATTTATAAGATACTAATTGCCCTAATAGTAGTTGCTGTAGGATTTGGATTATCTCTAGCAACCTATCATCTCTTTGGGTACGACAAGATAATGAGCTTTTGGCAGTACATCTTGCTTAGGAGTAAATAAAAAAAGCCCAAGCTGACCAAGCTTGAGCGAAATTGTGAATTCTAACGTTTATATTTTTATGGTCTAACAAATTATATCATACTGAGCTAGGAACTCGCTAAACTCAACTGGAGGAGAAAATATGCCACAAGAAATTACTATTGATTTTTCAGAACAAATCGCTAAAGTACAAACTAAAATTGCTAGACTGAAAGACATGATTCATGATGTTAGAGATCAAAAGATTGTTTTAGATGATATCAAAAATAATCATATGCCTAGGGATACAAAACTTGAATTAAACTTGGGAGGAGTTTTAAAATGTTCCGTTAAGATTAATGTTGGAACGCTCATCCCTTTGTTGGAGCAAAATATCGAAGATAATACGGCTCTTATCCATGAGTTGGCTAAAGAACTTGGAATTGATATTAAATAAACAAAAAAGCCCACGGCAATGGGCTTCGGCAACTGAATATCTAACTTAATTATACCACAAAAGGAGAATTTGATGAATGGCAGATAAGTTAGATAGAATTATTGGAGATTACGTTAATGGCAGGCTTGAAGCCAGAATAAAATCAATTGAAAGCAGATATCTTTATAAGCAAAAAGTAGATAACTTGGGCATTCGTACAGCATATTCTGGTGGTTCGGAACCTGAAAGTCACGTCTTAAATAAAGAAGCACTTGAAAATGACGAAGAATATATTAAACTCAAAGACCTGATGTACCAATTCAGCTTGTGGTACGAACCTTTAATTAAGGAGGAAAAAGAAATAATCAAGCTAAAACACTGTGGTTACGGTGGTTTTACATGGTACAGAGTAATGATGGAACTTGATAATGAAGGGATTGAGATTTCAGAAAAGAAAGCGAAGTTTATTTACTATCGATTCAGAAAAGATATAAACCCTCATATTGGCTATTTCATTTGAAAGCATGGGTCAAATTGGGATAAAAATGAAACGAAAAAGGCACGAAATTGGAGTGTTGCTCCTTATTTTTGCTGATATACTTGTATTATGAAGTAAAAGGCAAAAGCAAAAAATATCATAAGTATCGGTTTGAATTTGCTTCATAAAATTATATTAGGTCTGGCTCCGGATGGAGCTAAGGGTAAGAATGGACGAAGTCGACTACCTCCATTGCCTAATAAGTGGCTGCATGGTCAAGGGGTTAAGACACTGCACTTTTAATGCAGAGGCGTGAGTTCGAATCTCACTCAGTCACATTATTATTTTATTACAGGTTGTCCAATGGGCAGCCTTTTATTGTTGGAGGAATAAGATGGATCTTGAACGACCTAAAAGAACTAATGCGCCTATGAAACCAAGAGAAATTAAAGGAGAAAAAATGGCAGAAACAAATACTACTGTAAATCTAAATAATGTGGTTGAAGATAAACTAAAATTAGCAGCAGAAGCTTTCGCAATAAAAGTTTTTGAAAACCCAGATTTGTTTGTGGGAGATGCATATGTTTTTGAAGCGGCCGTTGCAATCTATGAGCATTCTAAAACGAACGAACTACTAACACCAATTCAAAATTTTAACTAAAAATAGAGTCGTCATTATTGGCGACTCTTCTTATTGTTGGAGGAATTATATGAGCCCGTATAAAGATAAGCGGTGGAGGAGTAAAAGAGATACTGCTTTAAGACGTGATAAATATGAGTGTCGAAATTGTAAAAGGTTTGGCATCACAACGACTGCAACGGTCGTCCATCACGTTTGGTTCTTGAGAGATTATCCTAAGTGGTGGTTATGTTTGTGGAACTTAATTAGTTTATGTGAGAAGTGTCATAATAAAATGCATAACAGAGATAGTGATATTCCTACTGAGCTTGGAGAATACTGGCAAGACAAAATCAAGCCCCCCACCTCTGCTACAAAAAAATATTTTTAAAAAGAACCGAGTGAGTTTAGCTTTTTCCAAGTGTGAGGAAATTTGAAAATATTTTTTTACAATTTTTGATAGAAAGGAGTGATATTTTTAGTTGAAAAAAATCCCAACAGAAGAAACAATTTATAAAGATACGATTGCACAAATGAAACAGTTAAAAACCTATAACTATGCCTTTAATCGGCTAGTACGAATTTATGCAGGAATGGTCCGACAATATTATGAAGCTCTGAAAGTTTGGGAAGAAGAAGGTTCTCCAATTTCAACGCTAAGTGCGTCGAACTCAACTAAAAAACATCCTGCTTTAGATCAAATTGAAAAATTAAGAAAAGATATCTTATCTTATTCAAATCAACTCATGCTGAACCCGAAAAGCCAAAGAGATTCTGAAACTAAACAAGAAGAAAAAGCTTCCCCATTCGCTCAATTCATGAGTCAGAGTGGCGGTGGTGGAAGTGGATAATTTTGAAACTGCCATTCAATGGTCAAAGGATGTTATTTCAGGCAATACTCTAGCGAATATCGAACAGAAACAAGCAGCTCAACGTTTTCTAGATGACCTCGAATCTGATAAGTGGGATTTTAAACATCACCAGTTTGATTTCGTGATTGGATTAATTGAAGGAACAATCGTACACGTTCAAGGAGAAAATAAAGAAGGGGTATCTTATAAAGATACTCCGATGTATTTGCAACCTTGGCAAAAATTTGTCTGCGTAAACTTATTTGGCTTTTTTGAAAAAGGTACAAATATTAGGCGGTTCAATGAGGCGCTTATTTTTTTACCACGAAAACAAGGAAAAACTGCATTTGCTGCTTCATTAACTTGGGCAAAAAATATTGTTGACCGAGCAAGTGGGAGTAAGACTTATATTGTTGCGAATTCCTTGAAGCAAACACAAGAAAGTTTTGGATTTCTAACTTATAATGTTGAGAAAATACGTAATGATGTTAAAAAAATGCGTATTCGTGATAATAACCAAGAACATTCTGTTCATGTGGATTTTGGAGATGGCTATTGTGATATTTTTGCTATCGCCAATCAAGACGACAAACTAGACTCTTTGAACGGTAATGCATTAATCCTTGATGAAATTCACTCATGGAAAAAAGCTGGCGCAAAAAAATACATCTTGATGAAAAACTCTCAGAAAGCTTATCGAAATAAGTTGCTTATGGGGATTTCAACCGCTGGGGATATTGCTAATGGGTTTCTTGCGCAGCGGGTAACTACTTTGAAAAAAGTCTTATCTGGTACCATTAAAGATAAAGCTTATGATTCATACTTTATTTTTCTATGTACTGCTGAACAAGATGAAAAAGGGAATATCATTAATCCAGTTACAAGAGAAATTACCACAATTGATGATCCAGAGGTTTTAGCTTCAGTTACTCCATCACTTGATGTAACAGTAACTTTAGATGATTTAATCACCGAAGCAAGACAAGCATTACTTGAACCTCAACTTAAAGCAGAGTTCTTAAATAAGTCACTTAATATTTTCACCAATTCAATGGATGCTTACTTTGATATTGATGAGTTTAGATTTTCTAATAAGCAACATTCTTGGACAATGGAGGAATTATCAAAACTACCAATCACTTGGTATGGGGGAGCTGACCTTTCTAAAATGCATGACTTGACCGCTTCAGCGCTATATGGAAATTATGAGTATAAAGGTAAATCAATTGATATTGTTATTACTCATGCCTTCTTTCCAAAATCTAGAGCAATTGAAAAAGCACAAGAAGATGATATTCCGTTGTTTGAATGGCAGGAAGAAGGATGGGCGACGCTATCCAATACGGAAACAGTTCTTTATGATGATATTGTCAAATGGTTCATGGAAATGCGAGATAAAGGATTCAAGATAAAATCAGTCCATTTTGATAAAAAGTTTGGTCGTGAATTTTTCATGATGATGAAAAAACAAAAATTCAAAATGGTTGATGCACCTCAACAATTCTGGAAGAAGTCAGAAGGATTTAGACGAATTGAATTTAAGGCTAAAAATAAAGAACTATACTATGTGAATAATATGGCTTATGAGTATTGTGTTGCCAATGTGAAAGCAATTGAAAAAACAGATGATGCGATTCAATTTGAAAAAGTAATGCCTAACCAAAGGATTGACTTATTTGATGCTTCAGTATTTGCAAGTCGTGGAATGCTTGAAGAAAAAGAACAAAAGAGTAAAAAAGATGCCTGGGGTATCGGAAATTAGGAAGGATAAAAATTTGAAGTTTTTTAATAACAAAAGAAGTCCAACAGAAGAATCAAAAGCAACTGAGACCGAAGAGGTGATTCCAGAAGTAAAAGATGAAATACCCAAAGCGCCACAAGTTGTAATGACTTTGCCCAATTTTTTTAAAGAATTAATTTCGGACGGTTACACAAAATTATCTGACAGCCCAGAAGTTAGAATGGCAGTAGATTGTATCGCTGATTTAGTTTCAAATATGACAATTCAACTCATGCAGAATGGCGAAACAGGAGACAAGCGGATAAAAAATGACTTGTCACGGGTGGTAGATATTGAGCCAAATAAATATTTATCGAGAAAAACGTTCATTCAATGGTTAGTACGTTCTATGCTTTTAGAAGGAAATGGAAATGCAGTAGTAAAACCACAAGTAGTTGGCGATAAAATTATTGGATTAACTCCTATTTCTCCTTATAAAGTGACATTTAATGTAAGTGATGATGATTTAGATTATTCAATAACGTTTGACAATAAAGAATATGACCCCAGTACCTTGCTTCATTTTGTTTTAAATCCATCAATTGAACGTCCGTTTATTGGAACGGGATATAAAGTGGCTTTAAAAGATATCGTTGGTAACTTGAAACAAGCAAGCGTCACAAAAAAAGGGTTCATGGCAAGTGAATATATGCCAAATCTTATTGTATCGGTCGATTCAGATTCTGATGAACTATCTGATGAAGAAGGACGTGAGAACTTTGAAGAAATGTACCTTAAACGTAAAGAAGCTGGTAAACCGTGGATTATTCCAGAAGGTATGGTTAATGTTCAACAAATTAAACCATTAACTTTGAATGATTTAGCGATTAATGATGCGGTAACTTTGGATAAAAAAACGGTAGCGGGTATTTTTGGAGTTCCTGCCTTTTTATTAGGGGTTGGAACTTATAACAAAGATGAGTTCAATAATTTCATAAATACAAAAATTATGTCAATCGCTCAAGTTATCCAACAGACTTACAATAAATTAATTGTTGAAGAAGATATGTATTTCTCACTCAATCCACGAAGCCTTTATAATTACTCACTGACAGAAATGGTAAGTGCTGGTGCGCAGATGACACAACTTAATGCACTAAGAAGGAATGAATTTAGAAATTGGGTGGGAATGCCTCCTGATGCTGAAATGGATGATTTACTCGTTTTGGAAAATTATTTACAGCAGAAGGATTTAGTGAACCAGAAAAAACTCATTCAAGATGAAACTTAGAAAGGAGGTGAAAAATGGAAAAAAGAAAAAATTACCAAGTCAGAAACTTTAGAAGTCTTGATTTAAACGCAAATGATGAAGCCGCTGAAAAAATAATCAGTGGTTATTTTATTGTCTTTAATTCAGAAACAGAACTTTACGAAGGCTGCTTTGAAGAAATCGCCCCAGAAAGTTTTGACAATGTTGATTTATCGGATGTTCGGGCCTTAATTGACCATGAGACTTCAAAAGTTCTAGGGCGGACGAAGTCTGGAACATTGACACTTTCCGTTGATGCGAAAGGTGTCTATGGAGAAATAAAAGTCAATGAGAACGATACTGAAGCAATGAATTTATATTCTCGTGTTCAGCGTGGGGATGTTGACCAGTGTTCATTCGGTTTCAGTATTATTGATGAAGCAATGGAAACTCGTGATGATGGTTCTTACAAGTTCACGATTAAAGCAATTGAATTATTTGAAGTTTCAGTTGTGACATTCCCAGCGTATGCTGACACAGCAGTAGAAGCACGTAGCAAACAAATAGAAAATATGGAAAAACGAGAACTTCTCGCTAAAAAATCCAAATTGGAGGAAAAATTAAATGGCCTTAAAACAACTTATTTTGAATAAACAAATCAAAGAACGTTCAAGTGAAATTGATAAATTACTTTCTCAACGTTCTGACCTAGAAAAACAAGAAAATGACTTGGAACGAGCGTTGGAAGAAGCCAAGACAGATGAAGAAATTTCAACTGTCAGTGATTCAGCCGATGACTTAGAAAAACAAGTCAAAGATTTAGATGAAAAAATTGCAAAATTGCAAAAAGAAAAACAAGACCTTGAAGATGAATTAGCTAAAGCTGCTGATCCTACTGACCAAAAACCTAAAGATGGAGAAGAACGAAAAATGAAAAAATTTAAAGTGACTGAAGAAGAATTAGCTGAAAAACGCTCAGCAATCAATGCATTTGTTAAATCTAAAGGCGCTGAAAAACGTGATGGTTTTACTTCTGTTGAAGGCGGGGCTTTGATTCCGCAAGAACTCTTGCAACCACAACTTGAACCAAAAGATATTGTTGACCTTTCAAAATATGTTCGTTCAGTGCCTGTTAATTCAGCAAGTGGTAAATTCCCAGTGATTTCTAAATCAGGTTCTAAAATGGCAACTGTTCAACAACTAGAAAAAAATCCACAACTTGCAAACCCAAAAATGGTTGAAATTGATTACTCTGTTGCCACTCGTCGTGGATATATTCCAATTTCGCAAGAAATGATTGATGATGCAAGCTACGACGTAACAGGATTGATTGCAGACGAAATTCAAGACCAATCGTTGAACACTAAAAATGCTGATATTGCAGCAGTTCTTAAGACAGCGACTGCTAAATCAGTAGTTGGTGTAGACGGCTTGAAAGACTTGATTAATAAAGAAATCAAGAAAGTATATGATGTAAAATTATTTATCTCAGCTTCAATGTATTCAGAATTAGATAAACTCAAAGATAAAAACGGTCGCTACCTTCTACAAGATTCAATCACAGCAGCAAGTGGTAAACAATTGCTTGGAAAAGAAGTTGTTGTACTCGATGATGATGTGATTGGTAAATCTGTTGGAAATATTGTTGGATTTATTGGAGATGCCAAGGCATTCGCTTCATTCTTTGACCGTAAGCAAGTTTCAGTTGCATGGGTAGATAACAATATCTATGGTCAATTACTAGCTGGCATCATTCGTTATGATGTCAAAGCAACCGATAAAAAAGCTGGTTTCTATGTAACGTTTACCATTGGTTAAAATGATAAAACTACAACAACTACAACTAGACACGATTAAAAATAGGATAGGATAATGAAATTTTTATTTGCACAACCAGCTAAAAAAAGATTTGCTTGGGAATTGCATACTGTGATTAATAGTTTGTCTAAATTGGGGGTGGATAAAAAAGACATTATCCTTTTATTTGCTAAAGAAGATGATTCTGTATTAATGGAATTTAATGATTGTAAAGTCTATTCATATGAAGATGATAGATTTGATAAGTCTTATATCCCAAGTATTAAACCTTATTTATTTTATAGATATTTAAGTGAAGATTCTGAAAGAGAGAATGAAACCTATGTTTATCTTGATTCTGATACTGTTATTCTCGATTTAGAAGCGTTTAAAGTTCCAGTTACAAAAAGTAGATGGTATTGCTCAGACACTATTGGTTACATTGGACTAGATTATATTAAATCTGTCACTAATTCATCTCGAACGCTTGAAGTAATGACAGATGCGATAAAAGTGCCAATCGAATGGTTAGAATCTATTCAAAATAACTCAGGAGGTGCCCAATGGGTAATTAAAAATCCTAGAGTTGGATATTGGCATGATGTTTATGTTAATTCTATTGTTCTTTATAGAGCAATTGAACCACTTGGAACAACTTTACAAAAATGGACGGCCGAAATGTGGGCCCAACTTTGGACAATGTATCATTATGGAATTACACCAAAAGTAAGCAAGAAATTAGATTTTGCTTGGTCAACTGATGATGAACTAGGAAACAAAAAGATTATTCATAATGCTGGGGTAACTGAGGATATGGACTTGTTTTTCAAAGGAATATATCTTGATACTCCGCCACTTGAAGCTTTAAATCAAGAATCCGGTAAGGTATCTGATCGCTATGTTCAAATCGTGAAGGAGGCAAATTATGGATGAAGATAGTATTTTGAACCTTGTTAAAGCCGTTTTGGGATATCGTTCTGCAGTTAGAGATGAGCTTCTAAAAGTGATTATAAAATCAGTTATTACAGAACTCAAAGATAATAAAGGAATTGTGCTAGAACCAAAAAGCGATGAACAAGTGATGTTTATTGTAGATTTAGCAGCTTTTAGATATAAACACCAAGGCGGTGAAACAATGCCTCGTAATCTTGAATATCGTTTACGGAATTTAATCATTAAATATCGAGGTAAAAATGATGTGGGATGAAGAGATAACTTTGTTGACTCCTGATGGATATGATGAGGATAGTTTAGGGCAACAAATCCCTAAAACTAAAAAAAATATCGTTCTTGGTTATGAAAAACCAATGAATCGAGCGGAATTTTACCAAGCTGGTCAATCAGGAATAGAGGTCACGCATACTCTAGTTATTCACCCTTTTGAATATAATAATGAGCAAACATTGTTATATCAGGGTTTACTATTAACAGTGGTTCGACATTATAAGACAAGTAATGAAGAACTCGAATTAGTTTGCCGTTTGAAAGTCGGTGATTCTAATGGCCAATAAAATTTCACTTAATGAATTAACTTCAGCTATTGAGAAAGAGGTTCGAAACTGGACAAAGGATGTATTAGATGATGTTAACTCAATAAAAGAGGATATTGCAAAAGAAGGGGTTAATAAACTAAGAAGTTCAAGTCCCGTTAGAACTGCGGACTATGCAACTAATTGGACTAGAAAAAAAATAAAGGTCGGCAATGAAACTAATCAAATTATTTACCAAAAAGCTCCGACCTATCGTTTGACTCATTTACTTGAAAAAGGTCATGCAAAAAGAAATGGTGGTCGAGTAGCACCGAAAGTCCATATTGCACCAGTTGAAGAAGAGCTTGTGTCTAATTATATCAGCAGGGTAGAAAAGAGGTTGAGTCAATGACGTTAGAAGAATTAAAAGTAATTCTCGACCAAACAGGTCTAAAAGTTGGCTACAGGTTATGGGCAGTTGGGCAAGCCCCACCTTTACCCTACATTCTTTACTATGTTGATGAAGAAATTGGATTTAAAGCCGATAACCAAATTTATGCCAAAAATAAGGATATAACGATTGAGTTATATTCAAACTTAAAGAATGAGCGAGAAGAGCAAAAGCTTGAGAAACTATTAGACGATAATAAAATCGTTTATGAGATATACGAAAGCTACCTTGATAGTGAAAAAATGTATCTTCGAGCTTATGAAATTAATATTTAATCAATGGAGGATTAAAAATGTCAGGACAACAAGAAAAAAATAAAGTTGAATTTGGTCTTGAAAATGTCTATTTTGCAAGAGCAACAACAGATTTACTAAGTGGAGCAACTACTTATGAAAAACCGATCAGATGGCCAGGAGCGGTTGAGCTTTCTTTAGAAGCTAGTGGTGATTTGATTAAATTTAAAGCTGATAATATTGATTACTATATCAGCGGTAATAACCAAGGATATGATGGTAAACTCACTACAGCCCTTGTTCCTGAAGAATTTGCGACCAAAATTTTAGGAGAAGTTGTTGAAGGTGGAGTTCAAACAGAGTATTCTAATGCAGAAACTTCTCCTTTTGCTTTAATGTTCCAATTTGAAGGGGATAAAAAAGCAACTCGACATGTTTTGTATAATTGTTCAGCAAGTCGCCCTAGTGTCGGTTCGTCAACAATTGATAAAGGCGATCCGAATACAACGGAGCTTTCATTTTCAGCAAGCCCTCGTCCGTCTGATAAAGCAGTTAAAACAAAAACTCGTCCGGATACAGAGCCTACAGTTTATGATGCGTGGTTTAATTCCGTTTATGATAAAAATTCAAAAACGACTACCACTACAACAACTACAACTAGACACGATTAGGGAGACAAAATGGAAAAAACAATTGAAATTGGAGAGATTAAGATTCGTTTGGCTTCAAATGCAGCTACTCCATTGCGTTATAAAATGCAGTTTCATACCGATTATTTTGCGGATTTGATGAAACTTGCAAAAGCTTTGGAAACAGGAACAGAGGAAGAATTTAATTTTGATAATGTTTCTTGGGAACAGTTGTCAATGCTTGACTTGACGCTTCTTTATAACTTTGTTTGGATTTATGCCAAAACAGCGGACCATTCAATTCCAGCTCCTTTGGATTGGTTGGATGGCTTGGAAAGTTTGCCTATTGAGGACTTTACTAGTGAATTACAAGATTTGATTGCACATTCCATCAAATCTAAAAAAAAGTAGATTCAGGAGCGACAGCCAGTGATGAAGTATTCACTGTAGAGTCGTTCCTTTTGCTTTGTAAGCAAGTTGGTTTATCAAGTGAAGATATGCAAGTAATGGATATTGGGGATTGTTTAGACTTTATTCAAGAGTGGGTTGATTTCAATAACCCTGATAAAGAGAATAAACGTAAGGCAACACAAGATGATTTCGATTCGTTCTAGAAAGGAGTAAAAAATGGCTAAAAAAATAAGCGGGATTACTATTGCAATTGGGGCTGATACAACTGGTGTTACTAATGGATTGAAAGATATTGGAAAACAATCTAATTCGGTCAATAGCGAGCTTCGAGATGTTGAACGTCTTTTAAAATTGAATCCAAGCAATGTTGAATTAGTCGCTCAAAAGCAACAATTACTTTCTAAACAAGTTGAATTAACTACAAAAAAACTTGATGGGCTCAAAGGCGCACAAGCAGATGTTGAAAGACAATTTAGTAATGGAGATATTGGGGAAGAACAATATCGAGCTTTTCAACGTGAAGTAGTCGCAACCGAAGGACGTTTAGACCACTATAAGCAATCATTGAAAGATGTAGAGTCAAGTAGTGGAGAAGCTGGAAATGCAACAAAAGGGCTTGGAGGTAAGTTTGATGAATTGGGTCAATCGGTTGAAGATGTAGGAGAAGCTGTCAAAGGTGGGGTTCTTATGGAAGCTGCCGACCATTTGTCTGTTGTAGGCGATAAACTTAAAGAGTTTTCAGGAAGTGCACAAGAAGCATTCTCAGATGTCGATGAGGGGATGGATAAAATTACAACCACCACCGGAAAGGCTTCTGATGAATTTAAAACTCAGTTTGATAATATCATTTCTTCAATGGCAGTTGATAGCTTCGAAGATGTTGGTTCTGCTTTAGGTACACTGAGCGCTCAATTTGATATGTCTGGTGACACTCTAGAAAAAAATTCAAAACTTGCTTTACAATATGCAAATATTAATGATACTGATGTAAAAACTTCTATTGAATCAGCTAAAAGTGCCATTGAAGCTTATGGATTATCAAATAAAGACTTTAGCACAGTATTAGATAGCGTAACGGCAACCAGTCAACGAACAGGTGTTGCTGTAGACTCTTTGTTTGATTCTGCTGTAAAAGGTGCGCCGCAAATTAAAGATTTGGGACTGAATTTTTCTCAAGGAACAGAATTATTAGGACAATTTAGTAAGGCCGGTGTTGATGGCGATGCAGCTTTGTCTAGCTTATCAAAAGCTAGCATCATATATGCAAAAGGTAATAAGTCGCTATCGGAAGGTTTGGGCGAAACGATTGAAAAAATCAAGAATGCCAAAACTAAACAGGAAGCTCTTACAGAAGCTGCTACTGTCTTTGGAACAAAGGGAGCCTCTCGAATGGTTGATGCTATTCAAAGGGGGGCTTTCAACTTATCAGAGCTAGGAGACGTTGCTAAGAAGAGTAATGGAACTATCTCTGATACGTTTAATAAAACAGTTGATGATATTGATGAACAACAAATAGCATCACAACAAGCTAAAGTTGCTATGTCAGAGTTTGGAGCTGCAATCGCTACAGGGTTAAAGCCACTATTAGATTTACTTGTTCCTTTACTAAAATTTTTAGGGCAAGCATTTGGTAGTTTGCCTGGACCTATTAAAACAATTTTAGTGGTGATAGGTGGATTGATTATTGCGTTCACAGCCTTGATGCCTATTATTGCTTCTATGGCGGTTGGATTGCCTGCGTTAGGGGCAGCTTTAGGTATCACAGGAGCAGAAGCGGGAGGAGCAGCTATTGGATTTGGTGCATTATCTACCTCGCTACTACCAATAATTGCTATCATAGCCGCGGTAATTGCAATAATTGCTTTAGTTGTAATAGCTGTACAAAACTGGGGAGCAATAACAGACTGGTTTAGTGATAAATGGAACGGGCTGAAACAATGGTGGAGTGATTTTTGGGGACAATTTAGTAGCCCAGTCGATGGTGCTTTCAAGTGGCTTGAACAATCTATAAAAACAATTTCGGCTTTCATGTTTGGTTCATTCGATGATAAGGTTAATGCTATTAAGAATTTATTTAAGTTTCTAAAACTCAAGTTCCCTAAAATAGAAATCCCACATATCCCTATGCCTCACTTCTCATTTTCAGGAACATTCAACCCTTTGAAAGGAAAACTTCCTAAGATAGGAGTAGATTGGTTCGCTAAAGGTGGGATTTTAACTAAACCAACTGTGTTTGGTCAAAACGGTAATTCACTGATGGTAGGTGGAGAAGCTGGAAAAGAAGCAGTCGCACCCTTGAGTGATTTAATGGGATATGTTGAGAAAGCGGTCGCCAATCAGATGGGGAATGCGGGAGGTGATGAGATTCACCTTCACTTGACGACTTATGGAGCAATGCCTAAAGAGACAATGGACCAAATGGCAGAATATATGATGTATAAATTGGGAGACTTAAATAAGCAGAAAGGACTTGGATAGATGCTAGATGGTTGGTTTAAAATTGGTAATCATTGGAGCGAAGAATTTCAGATGTTTTTAACTAAGCCTCCAGAAAAAAAGAAAGCTCAACGAATGATAACGCTTGATGAGGTAAGCGGAGTAAATAAACTCGTGATTACTGACAAAGGTTATTATACTAATGTAGAACATACTCTGGAATGTTTTTATGTTTCACCAGATATGCATTCAATCCAGTTTGTCGAAGATTTAATTACAAGTGCGTTAGATACTAGAGGAGAATATGTTGATTTTATCCCATATTATGACCCTAGGTATATCTATAAAGTGGTAGTTATCAATAATCCTACTTTTTCAGGGAACATCTCAGCTATGAGAGGCGTTCCTTTTACTTTTGATGTCAGCTTTGCACCTTTCAAGTATAGAGTAGGTGGAGAAAGAGCAATAGAGTTCAATAAACCTCAGCAACTTTATAATCCAGAGCGATATGAAAGTTATCCATTAATTAAAATTTATGGTCAAGGTAATATCTCTATTTTTATTAATAATCGTGAGACGAAGTTAAAAAACATTGAAAACACGATTATTATTGATTCCAACGAGGATGTAATGGAGGTTTATAAAGAAAACAATGGTGAGTTGATTAATTTACACGATAATTTTGTAGGAAGTCAAAATTTTCCCTACTTAGATTCTGGAATGAATCAAATTTCATGGAATGGAAATGTTTCAAAAATAGAAATAGAACCGAGGTGGCAAACAAAGATATGAAACCAATTTTATATGAGCCTAAGGCTACCGATTTTGAAAATAATGGCGGAATTGCTACGCTTGCAGATTGCCGTTCTTTAAAAGTTACTGAAGAAGCTAACGGCTCTTATATTGCTGAATTAACTTTTCCAATCACCACAAAATATAGTGAATATTTAGAGGATGTGAATTATCAAATCAAATGTAAGCCAAATGATTTGGATAAGTATCATGTTTTTTATATTTATACGCACTATAAAGATATGGCCACTGGTCTTTTATACGTTACTGCTAAATCTCGGACGATGAAATTAGGAAATCGGACAGTTAAAAATGTTGTGATTGATAATCAAACTGGAATTGAAGCGATGGCTCTTTTGCATGATGGAATGGATTTAGAAAGTGATATCGAAATGTTTTCTGATATCACAGCTATTTCATCTACCCATTTTGAAGTTTCTAATCCACTTGAGTGTATTAAAGGAATCGATGGTTCATTAAATCAGTGTTATGGCGGTGAAATTAAACATGAACCTAATAGAATTTCTTTACTAAAAAGACGGGGTAAAGATAATGTTACAACAATACGCTATCGAAAAAACCTCGAGGGATTCAAACTTGAGCTAAATTGGGATGGCTTATGCACCAGAATTTATCCATACGCTGATGTTCAGAATACTGATGGAAAGACTGAGCGAATCTATGGTAATAAAGTGGATTCACAATATATTGGTAATTATGATGGCGAAGTTTATGCTCGGCATATCCAATTTACGGAAGACCAAGGTGTTACCGATACTAACTCACTTAATAAAGTTGCCAGTAAATATTTTACTTCAATGAATGCAGGAGTTGACAAACCCAAAGTCAGTGCTGAAGTTAATATTAGAAAATTAGATAACCATGCCAAGTTTAAGAACTTTAGACAGCTTGGCATTTTTGATTCTTTTACTGTTTTTCATGAGCGATATAATATTAATCTTGAAATGACCGTAAATAAAGTGGTTTATGATGGATTACTTGAACAGATTGAATCCATCGAAGCAGGTGACCCTAAATTTACATTTTTTGAAGAACAACAAAATCAGTTTACTGAGGTTATGAAAAAAGTACCCACAAAACAATATAGTAGTGTATTTACTGATTATGTTACGAAAATTATCAGTGGTAATGATGGCGGAAATGTTATTTGGCATCCAAAGGAACGTCCAACTGATTTGTTTTTTGTGGATGGAACGACTTTGGAAGATTCAAAACAGGTCTTACGAATTAATAAGAGTGGTATTGGTTTTAGCTCTAATGGTTGGAAAGGTCCATTTAATACTGCATGGACTTTAGATGGAACATTTGTTGCTGACTTTATCAGGGCAGGAACTTTTAATGCCGATTTAATAAAAACAGGAACTATTAATGCCGATTTAATAAAAGCTGGTGTTTTATCTGGTATTAAAATACGTTCAGTTAATAATGACTTCATTATTGAACTTGACCGAGGGAAAATTCGTTTTATTAAAATAAATGGGTCGTCTGAAAATGAGATGTTTGCTTTTGCGCCAACTTATGCAGGCGGACAACTCCAAGGGATTAATGCAATTCAAAATCATGGTTATTCTTTCGCCTTGTCATCAAAGGGAAACAACGGAGCGCTTTTAAATGTTTTAGAAATTCCAAAAGACAGTACGGCTGAAAATCGAAAATTAAATCTTTACGGAGAAGTAAAAGTTGATGGCAACTTTTATGTTAATGGCGTAAAAATTGATAAAAATGGCGGAAGCTCTGGCGGAGGATCTGGCTGGAATGGTCAATACCCACCAGAAGTCACAAGTGACCGTGACAAACGGTACTGGCAAATCTGGGCAATGGCAATTGGGGCTGGTTTCTCTAAACAAGCGGCGGCAGCATTACTCGGAAATGCACAGGGTGAATCTGATGCAAATCCAACGGCTGATGAAAGCAATGGCGCACCGGGGTTTGGATATGGGGTTTGGCAATGGACGGATAGTTCAGGCGCTAGCTCTGGTCGTGTTTATATGATTAACCTTATGACGAGAGCAGGAGTGACTGACAATCCTGACACAATCACAGCTCAATTTAAGCTCTTAATGTGGCATGCACCAAACGGTCAATGGATTGCGACAAGTTCTTATCCTTATTCTTGGACTCAATTCATGACATTGACCAATATCAATACTGCAACGCAAGCATTTGTAGCTAACTTTGAACGTCCCTTAAACGGACACCCTGAACGTAGCACTTGGGCCCAAGAATGGTATAACAAATTTGTTAATCTTAAAATCCCAAGCGGTGGCGGAGGTTATATTGCTCCGATTTCAAGCCCTATTACCGTAACAAGTGAAATGGGTTGGAGAACGAGTCCAATCACCGGAGCGCAAGAATTTCACAATGCTATGGACTTGGTTAATGGCAATCCAACAACTCCAATCTTAGCTTCTGGCGATGGTCAAGTGGTCCAAGCGGGAAGTAATTATTATGACTGGTATGGAAATTACACGGTCATCAAGCATGCGGATGGACTTTATACAGGGTACGCACATCAAAGCAGAATCGATGTTTCTGTGGGTCAAAATGTTAAAAAGGGCCAACAAATTGGACTTATGGGAGCGACTGGTCCGGTCACTGGACCACATTTGCACTTCCAATTTATGGACCAATATTGGCCATCATCAAGCGCTCACTTTAAGAATCCAAGGGATTATATCAATTTTTAGAAAAAAGGAGAATAAATATGAGTGATTACTCAGTTACTTTGAGTACTACAGAGCCTAATAACTATGTAGGACTCATTAAGTTACGACAGGGAGATGTCGCTTCACAATCAATCCAAGCAACAATCACAGCAAACGGTCAACTCTTTAATTTTGGCCATTTGGCTGTATTTTTTAATGCAGTCTTGCCTAACGGTTACGTTGTTCGAGACAAAGTGACCAACGTAGATTATGCCAATTCTAAACTTAATTACGTTGTTGCGGATAGCTTTTTGCAAGAGGTTGCTCAAGTCACTGCTTGGTTTTCATTTGAAAATGATGAAAAAATAATTGATAGCACGAAGAATTTTCAATACTCGGTTATTGGCGGATGGAAGGAATGTATTCCGCAAGGTAATTACATTTATGAACTTTCGGAAATTCAACGCGAGATTGAAGAAATTATCGGAAATAAAGATTTTACTTCTATATTTTCTAAAATTTCGTCAATCGAAAAAAAATATGATGAACAGTTGGCAGAAAAGGCGCAGAAAGATTATGTTGATGGTTTGATTGGGGATATTGGGGCGACTGGAACTTTTAAAGGCAAGGACACAAACGCAAATATCCTAGCCAAAAAAGGGATGGCGGTAGGAGATGAGTGGTATGGTACAACGAGTTTAACCTATCTTCGTTACAACGGCACGTCTTGGATTGATGTCGGCACAGACACAAAGTATGGCGATAATTCGGTGTCCGAAACCATGTTGCAAAACGGTATTGTGACACCAAAGATAACCTCTTTTTATAACCGCGAATCGGTGAACGTCTTTGATATCACGACAATCAACCCTCATTACGATAATGGGGTTGCGAGTATCGTTGATGGTGTAATCACGACTAACTCATTAGCGGCCAACGCACCTTTTTACCTCAATGTAAACTCTATTGACAATGTCGGCAAAGGGGTGCAAACCTTGCCTGCCGGAACGTGGTATTTAAAATACAAAGCAAAAGGCACAAGCGGACAAACAGGAACGGGGAGTGGTGTTTATCCTCCGAGATTATGCGGTTCGGATGGAGTGGGATTAAATTTTGTCAAAGTGAGTGGTAGTAACTCACTGAAATATACTGATTGGGTTTGGTCAATCAAAGTTGAGACTGACGTTGTAAACTACGGTTTATTGTTCCAGAATGGCTCATTTACAGAAGTCTACACTATCACAGACTTTATGATTACGGATAACATAGACGCGCCTTTTGAAGATTATTACACCTATTACGCCACGCACAATGTGCGCGATCACCGAATCGAAGTGGCACAAGCGAAAGTGGATAGTTTGAGTCTTGAAGTGGATAGTATCACGGCAACACTGCAAACAATCGAAAGCCCGAAAGTGTTGCATTGCGCCTTTATCGGTGACAGCTTAACAGAAGGCGATTACGGCAGTGTTGGGGGCACAATCAATTTACAACCGCTCAATTATCCGTATTACTTCAAAGCCATCACTGGTTGGACAGGCACAAACTTTGGTAAGTCTGGGTTTACCACAAAAAATGTCTGGGATAGAGTTGTCAACACGATGGACTTGTCCATCAAATACAACGTGGTTATTATCATGTTGGGTACAAATGCCGGATTGACCGATACACTTGACGTAGATTGTGTGGGTGATGATTATACATTGTATGCTGCAACGCAAACAGGTTCATATTGCAAAATCATTGAGCGGATCATGTTAAACTGTCCTACCGCTCAAATCTTTTTATGCACACCACCATATAATGACAAGACTGGCAAAAAAGAGTATATCGTTGATACTGGTAATGTGGTCAAAAAGATCGCTGCTCGTTACAACTTGCAGTTGATTGATGTGTATGCCGGATTGGGTGTCAACAAACTTAATAAAAATGTGTTTCTTCCGATTGACCGTTTGCACTTTGGGCAATACGGCTATCAAAAACTAGGCATCTTCTTTGCAAGCCAGATAAAGAGTGTTTTGTCTTATTATGAGATTTAATGAAAGTAGACACACCACAACTGTTTTATTAAAAATATAGAACTGTTGACCCATACTGTGTGGTAGATGAAAAAATGTAAATAAAAAATAAATAATTTATCAAGACAGTCATTAATTTGGCTGTCTTTAATTTGGAAAGGAGTAGATAGATTAACAAGTTTCAACGTTTCCATTCCACAAGGCGAAAGGAATTCTTCAGTATCAAGAAATATTATTAATCAAGACATTTACGATGCAAATAAAACAGAAGTTCGGGCTGATGAATCAGAATTCCAATCAAAAGTTTATGAGGTTGAAGATGGATTACTACAATAATTCAAAAAATAGAAAGCAGGGGTTATGGAATTAGAACAACTTGTGGAGCAGCACGAGGACAAACTCAAGCAGCACGATAAAGAATTATCTCGACTTAATGATATGTCGGTTGAAATGCAAAAGCAAATGAATGACGGTCTGACTCGTGTGGATGAATCAAATCGCTTTTTAAGAGAACAGAATACTCGTCAATCTGAACAAAATGCTCAAATTCTACAAGCTGTTATCAAAGGTAATGAAAGCTCAGATGAACATCAGTTTCAGTTGAAATTACTTGATAAAACAAACTTTTGGAAGTTGGCGCTTGGAATCGGAGGTTCTGCAGCAGCAATTTTTGCAGCATTAACTGAAATAATCAAAGTATTTTTTAAATAAAGGAGAAAGAACATGAAAACAATCGACAAAGGAACACTCACACGTACAGTTTTGCTTTGGTTAGCTATCATTAACCAAATTCTAACAGCATTGGGTATTAATCTATTGCCACTTGACGATAATACTGTCAGCACTGTAATTACAACAGTTTTTGCACTTTGGGCTTGGTGGAAGAATAATGACTTCACTCATGCAGCTAAAAAAGGAACTGAACTTACTAAAAGTTTAAAAAATGGAGATAGTGTTCAAGTAGTTAAGGCATCTGATTCTGACCACGAGTTCACAGAAGGAGGCGAATAATGTCAAGTATTGAAAATATGATTGCATGGATGCAAGCTCGAAAAGGTAAAGTTACTTATTCAATGACTTCGAGAATGGGGCCAAATAGTTATGATTGCAGCTCGTCAGTATTCCTTGCCATGATTGCTGGTGGTTTTCTGTCAGTAGGTTCAATGGGAAATACTGAAACTTTATTTGGAATGTCTGACACAAAACTCAAAGAAATCAGCCGTGGAGAAGTGCAACGTGGGGACATTTTTATCTCGGGCACTCCAGGAGGTTCTGCTGGATCTGACGGACATACGGGTATCTTTTTGAGCAATGGCTCATTCATTCACTGCTCTTATACTCACAACGGAATTGCGGTAGATACGAATGACGCTTATATGAGTACTCGCTTGCCACATCATTTTTATCGAATTGTTGGTTCAGGTTCAGGAAACACTGACAACAACCCTCAAATGATTATATTGAATGTTGACGGTCAGTTTGGTAATGCGACTGCTAAACGATTACAAGAATACTTTGATACAGCTGGCAAAGATGGAGTAATTAGCCACCAGTACAAACAATCCTTTAATCAAAATATTTATGCTGCTCAGTTTGATACATCACTGACTGGTTCAAACGTGGTCAAAGCATTGCAAAGATTCTTAGGCATTGGACAAGACGGACTGTTTGGTCAAGGTACAGTTAAAGCCTTACAAAAACATCTTGGAACAACACAAGATGGAACGATTAGCCCAGTTTCTGATTCTGTGAAAGAACTGCAACGGCGATTGAATGCGAATAAACTATAA